TCAATGCCTTGTGCTTTGCGTAATTGTTCATGTTGTAACTGTTTTATGTCACCTAATGCTTCCATTCCCGGTGAATTACCATAAACATCACCTCCAGCTATACCCCATCTAGGTACTATCGCAGGGAAATCTCGATATCCACTTTCTCTTAGTACATCTTCGCCATCACCACCTATTTCAAAATAACAAGACTTGTATTTCATGTTCATATTGTCCTTCTTACTAAAATCTCGTTCCCTATCATCCCTTGGTTCTATCGCATGGACTAATGTAATCCATTGGTCTAGTGAACCTCTGTCGTACAGATTCTTAACGGACGTTGAACATTTGTTATATCCAAATTCTCTTACCACTTCTCCCACTGTCTTCTGAAATTCTCTATACAAAGTGTTTACCCTGCCTTGATAATCACTAGCAATTGCATATTCTCCTATCGTTACTGGGTAATGATGGATTGCATTCTTACTATCAGGTAAAACAATAGATCCAGCAGTGCCAAATGCTCCTAATTCTTCATATATTCCGTGTAATGTTCGATATGTATTGGATTTTTGAAACACCAACTGCATACGTTCAGTAACATCTGCTAGCCATAACTGTACAGGTGGATATTTATTTAAATCTGGGTCAGCCGTTCCAAGTCTAAACCAAGGTCTTGCAGGGGATGTTGCACCTGCCATCATGCCAGCACCTAATGTTCTTAATGCTCTTGTACCAGTGTTGTCATATATCGAGTTATGTCTTCTATGGCCTTTATTTCTATCCTGTTCAAAATATCGTCCATTTCTAGGTAATAAATATGTTGTTACCTCTTGCCAATGTGACCACCACGTTGCCCTTTCAGAACGTAAATGACCCCACCGTGTTAAGAGTTCGGCACGTTTGGTTTTCATTTGTTAACCGCCTAATAATGTACTGCCACCACCTAGATTTAATTCGTCCATTCCAACACCGCTTTGACCAGTTAGCAATGTACTACCACCGCCAGCACCTTGTCTTGCTTCTATTCCAGCATTAATACCACTTACATCGGCTGCTTTTCTATTCGCTTTGTTTTGTGCCTGTTCGTTTGCTTCCTGTTGCTTTTCAGCTTGAGCAGCAGCTTTTTGGTTAGCAGATTTTTGTTCCGCTAATTGTTTCTCTTGCTGTTTTTGTTGGTTTCTGCCTGATACATACTGAACTGCTGTACTGGCAACTGTGGCAACAATAGCTGTGACGGCCATGTTTATAACTCCTTGGAAAAGATTATGTCTTGTACACCATATTTTAATCTTGGTAGCATATGAGCCAAAGTGGTGTCCTCTTTAGCGTGCCATAACATAAGTTTGCATCCAAGTGATTTGGCATGGTTCTCCGTAGCCTTCATTAACTTTAAACCTAACCTACTTCCTCTGTGTTCTTTACTAATAAACAGAAGATCGTTTTGACAAAACTTGAGGTCAGCATAATGCAAATGATTAGCTACAAAGTTAGCTGAATAACCTAAACAAACACCATCTTGCATTGCTAAATATGTGAATAATGTACCTTGCTCTTCAGCTTTGTAGTACACATCCCAATTGGGTTTTAACTTCATCACTGCTTTGTTGCGAGCAATCTCTTCGTAATGCTCTTCAAATAGTGATTCGATTACTCCCTTGAGCTTATCTAGCGTATAGAGTTCGATGGTTGTTGTCGCTACTCTACATTTTTCAACAGTAGCGGTATCATCGCCAGTTACGGTCACACCATTCATAAGAAATTTTTAGTAACACAATCAAATATTATATGCACTCTGTCAGTCATGCCAACATTATCTGCTGTGTGGTCTTTTTTATGGTTAAACCACCAGACATCACCTACCTCAAATTTTTGGGTTTGACCTCCGCAAGTTTGGCTACAGTATTGATTGCTTTTAACAACTAAATGAAACCTAGAATAGTGATCTGCATACGTTCCCTGATCATTATGTTTCTTTACATGACCACTAGGTTTGAGGTTAACAATAAGTACTCGCCCAATATCATCTACAACAAGTTTTTCTAGTACTGGTTTCATCAATGGAACTAATGCACTAGATAAATATTTGATGGCTGGATAATCATATGATCCAATGTCATACATAACGTAGTAAGGGGTCATTTTTAGTGGCCCTCTGACGTATATAGATTCCGTATCTTTATGCGGTGTACCAGTAAAGTATTGACGATGTTTTATTTCTTGCCATAACTCAGGTTTGGCATCTAATAATTTAATTAATGGTTCTACGTCTAGACCTTGTGCTACACGGACAAAGTTACATTCTGGTGTATGGGTCATATTCCTCCTTCTGAGTAGCAACTTTACGTCTTTTGATGTATATGTCTTCCATTTCTTTCTTGGCTACTGGGAGGGCAAAGGTTAGTGCTAGAGCATCAGCTAGATCTGGTGACCCTGCTCCCTGTAATCTCTTCTTTATCTGATCCTTACTCTCTAATACTTTCCTACCCACATTGTCGTACCAATATATCGGTGTTGCTAACTCTTGTTTTAATGCTGTGTCATTTGGTATTGCACCTCCCATCTCTATCCATTCCTTCATTAACCACCACATCTCAGTCCTACGGTTGATGTACTGTTCTGGTTTGGTTGCCTTACCTCCAAATGGTATTTCGATTACGTCATATGACAACTGCCTTAGTCTGTCGATTACTCCACTACCTGCACCTGCATCACAGAACACTGCATCTGGGTTATGTTCCTCTATCAGATTGGCTATCCTTGCAGCTAGATCCATATTGTCTACACCTCGATAGACGATAGGCTTGAATCCCTGCTTACCTTGCCTACGGAACACTACAGATCTGTCATCACCAAATCGAGCCGGATCAATTCCAAAAACTACTGGAGAGAATCCTACATCTGCCTTCTGGTATACACGTTGTGCTGCTACTTCGGTATCTGCCAAGGCAATAAGTTGGTCATCACCTGCTGCACTAAAGTCACATAGATACTCCCTAGCAAACGATGTCTCACTCATATCACGTTTGAGACGAGTCACCTCATCAGGATGCAAGCTATCGGTATCAAATACTGTGTATCTGGCTGCTGTCCATCCGTCTTCGTCTATGGCCTTGTAGTACAACTCAGAGAACAAGTTAATGCCTGATGGTGTACCAATAAAGATTGCCCATCCAAGTCTGTCTGAGAGTGCAGGTTGACATACATCTAGCCATAGTTCTGGTTTGATCTGTGC